CTGTGTAATAGTTGGTTTATTTTCTTCTTCATTAAGGGATAGTGGGTCTAATGCATCACCCACTACTGTCCCAGTTAGCGCACCACTTAAATATAAAAGTGTTGCTATTTCCATTTGTTATCCTTACTTTTTATGGGGATGGTTAGTCACCCAATGTTTAAATTTGTACCAAACGTGTTCCAAGTACTCTTCCCAGACCCAAAGTGCTACTACACCCGAGAGTAGCCACTGCCAAGCTGGTGCTGATACTGTCCATAACATTTCCATATAAATAGTTCCTATATAGTTAAAGAAACTCCCTACTCCAAGCTATAAAGGTATTTCTTCCTCGTAAGAAGAACCCTCTATTGCATCGTTAACTCCACTATACTGGTCATATACACCATCTAATAAGCCACCGCCTACAGCTAATGGAGCTGAATTGTATATATCCATCTGGCCTATACCATATTCATTGCCATCATGCTCATCTCCTCTTCTCAACCTGTTCATTAAGTTATCTGACCTTTTTGCAGTTCTTGAGTCTTTTATCTTACCTGCTCCTTTACCAAGGCCGTATCCAGTTCCTAATATACCAGCAGTTAAGAAGCTGTCAGCTCCGTATGTACCCATTGCAGCACCTGTAAGACCACCTAAGCCTAATTTGCCAGCTGTACTCTTAGGAGCAAGTCCACTTAATGTACCTAGGAACTTGTCAACAGTGCCTCCTTGGATAAACTCACGCATAGCTATTTTATCTGTTGTTGAGTACATTTTCATTGCTTTTTTGTTCTTTAAAAGCCTTACTACTTCTTGCCTAAAGTTCTCAACTTGAGCATCTCTAGGTACTTCTTTACCTAAGTCTGTTAGCTCAGCTTTTTCTTGTAACCATTCCATCTCTTTTATTTTGGCTTGTTGGCCCCATTTCTTTCTAGCTATTCTCCATTGAGCGAACGCTTGTGGGCTACCATTGTTCAACTTTGTGTTGTCAACTATATTTAAGAAATCATCTATAGCGCCTTTAGCATTCAATCCTAACATAGCAGCTTGTGCGTCAGATTTACCAGCTGCGCCACCACTTAGTTCCCTTAATGTTTGTAAGTTCTCTAGTGTTACACCACCTTTTTGCTTACTAAACTTGTCTAACTCTTCTACGATAACGGTAATTGAGCTTAAGTCTTTGTTATTTTTTCTGTAATTTTTCTTATGTAGCAAAGTTTTAAGTTGTTCAGCAAAACTTTTAAATACGCTTGTTTTAAGAGTAGCTCCCATTTCGTCAGCTAATTTATAAGCTGCTGCTGATTCATCTTTAATGGTAGTTCTTGTTGGTAGCTCATTAGTTTTAATCTTTCTTTTTGTTACAGCTCCACTTTTAAACCTACCAGGGATATTGATAAATGGTGGCATACCAGCTAACTTAGACTTGTCTATACCTTTAGCTAACAAGTTCATATTCCTTTGACCTTTTTCTGTCTTAGGTTGGTATGTAAACTCGTTCATCTTTTCTATAATTTCAGCTTCTGACTCAGAACCAGAAAGTATACCATAAGCCATACCAAGAGGAGCATTTACAATTGATGTGGCGGTTGATGCAGCTGCTTCTGCTGCTCCAACAATTTCATCAACATTATTACTTAACCTACCAGGTATATCTTTTATGTAACCTAGCACTGAATTATCTTCTGTTGCTTTTATTTGGTCTTGTCGTTCTTGTTTTGCTTCAAGCCAAGCTTCTTCTTGTACTAAAGCTTGCTTGAATATATCATTGTCGGTCATACCTTCTTCAACGATGACTATTACTGTGTTACCTCTTGATGTTGTGACTTTTACTTTTCTCATTTAATTTGATTTCCTCTTTGGTTAGACGAACCTGGTACAATTTCTGTAATAAATCCTTCTTGACCATCTGCGCCAGTTACTGCTCTAGTGCCTGGCCCAAGTTTTCTAGCGTTCCAGTCTCTTTTCCACTGTTTTGTTTTTTCATAAGAATCTAATCTTTGTTGATGTAACCAACGTTCAAAACCAGCATCTAGTTCACCAGGTTTTTTAGGGAATGCATTTCCATTCTCGTCTTTTAAGAACGAAGTACTACCACGTCTATATGCCATTGCAGCTTCATATATTTCAGTTTTTCTTTGGTTAATGTGGTTTCTAAAACCTAAGATTAACTCGTTAGCCTCTTTAGTATTACCTAAACCACCAACCATGGATTTAAATACCTCAAAGTCTTTGTCTGTCATAACACCAGAACCTTTCTTTCTCATACCTAAAGCTAGTCTGTTAGCGATAGACTCTAAGAACTCTCTTTGACCAAGTTGGCCTCTGTCAAGAAAGTTTTTAGGGATAGGCACTCCTAAAACGGTCATAGCCTCACTTATTCCTGCAAGGGCATCAGAACCAAATCCTGTTGCGTTACTTGGTAGATTGTTAACTAAGTCTAAAGCTGTATCTACAGATGATGCATCTTCAATAGCGGCATCACTATCAGTTCTTAATCCTAGATAATCTTTAACAAATTGTTCTTGCAAAGCAACTTGAGATTGACTTTGCTCTACTTTTTCTTCTGGCATTTTTATATCATTTGTAATTCTTACGCCGCTTTTATCTGTGCCAGCAAACTTACCAGTCTTCTCATTTATTTGCCCATGCTCAACTCCAAACTCAACTTTCTCAGCTTCTGTTAGAGGTCTCCATCTGTCAGGCGCATCAGTTTGACCCATTGTTTGTATTTCTTTCAGAGTCTTCTGATTAGCTAATATCTTAGCTGCTTCTTCAGGGTGCTCTATAGATAAATCTGTCAAAGCTTTAGGGTTAAACACTTTCCTTTCAGGTACATCAACAGTGTTTGAATTTAAACCGAAACTTGGAGCGATAGCTTTTTGTCCATCAGGTCCTATTTTATCTATACTAGCTTGTGGTGTGTTTGTAGTATAGCTATAACCAGGTAAAGTAGTATATAGATTATCCTTAGCTTTTTGTACTGCATCTTCAGCTCCTTTAGCTTTTATTAAATCATTTAATGTTTTATTCTGATTTGCTGTTTTAGCTAAGTTATCAAAAGGTTTTTGAGCTGCTTCCATACCAGCACCTAAAGCTTTACCAATATATGGTGTAATGCTACCATAGTTTTGATTTTGAGGTTGAGATAGGTAACTTACTCCTGCTCCTAATAGACCTCTCATTAATGATTGAGATTGTGCTTTTTCTTTAGCATCTGGTGCTAGTAAGCCAGCATCTATCATCTTCTGAGTATTACCATTTCCTCCAGCACCCCATATATTAGTACCTGTGCCAAATAAGTTATTATACCATTCATCTGCCATTATAATAGTCCTTGTCTTTTTCTTAGTTCTTCTTGTAAAAGAGGATTAGATGTCAATAAACTTCCTGCAGATTTAGTTAAATCTACATTAGGTCTTGATATACCTTGTCCCATTGGTGCTGCTTGTATTGGTTGTTGTGGGTCACGTTGCATAAGTTGAGCTCCTTGACTTAAACCCATTTGAGTCCAATCTTTATTTTCCATACCAGTTTTGTCATTCATCCAATCAAAACCTTGTCCTATTGTATCACCTACATTACTAAATGCATCACTAGCATCTCTACCAAATTGTGTAAATGGATTAGATGATTTACCCATTCCGTTTGTTAGAGCAGGGTTCGTAGTCGCTCCTGTAGCTACTGTAGAAGCAGGCGCTGTTGAACCAGCTGAAACCAAAGCAGGGTTAGTTGTGGATACTGCACTGTCTACACCAGCTCCTCCAAATCCAGCAGTTGCTCCACCAGCTGCTCCACCAACTGCCATTCCAGTTAACATGTCGTTACCACTTAAAGCTGCAGTTCCACCACCTAAAGCAGCTCCTATTAAGACTGATTCAGCCATTATTTACCTCCTCCAGATTGAGATGTTGTACTTCTACTTCCACCTGGGGCTCCCCATACGGCTTGTGTATAATTACTTAAGTGTTGTTGTTGAGCATTTTGACCATAGTCATGTCGAGCGATGTCAGCGTTTAGAGCGGCTTGGTCGAAACCAGCTTGTTGATTACCTGCGTTCATCAGTTGATTAGAATCATAATAATTATTAGCAGCAAAGTTTTGTGCATTATTCATAACTGCATTTTGGTTTTGTCTCTCATTAGCATAGTTCTGATACGAATACTGTCCAGCAGTATCAGCCAATGATTGTGCTAGTTTACCAGCATTACCAGCTTGTAAATTTGCATGAGCATTACTTCCATATCTACCAGCCATACTAGCATCTGAGAATGTTTTGTTAGTAGCGCCATTATATAAATCTGTTGCTTTTCTACCAGCTGTATTCATCACTGCATCAAAGTTAGGATTATTCTGTAAGAAATCACCATTCATTGTTTGTTGAGCTAATTGATTAGCTTGTCTTAGCTCAGGACTACCAGCTCTAGCTTGTGCTTGCGTTTGAGCCATTGCTCCTTGTTGTGCTGAGTTAGGGTCTAAGTAAGTCTGACCTCCATAATAGCTTGGAGCACCTTCTCTGTATAGCTTTTGTTGTTCTGATAAAGCATCTTTCACGTAAGGAACTACATTAGGGTCTAGTTCATTAGATGTTTGTGAGCTACCTCCACCTCCACCTTTATATTGAACTAATCCAGTTTTAGGATTAATACTTCCTTCGCCGCCTACAGCTTTAAGTAATTTATCTTCAAACTTATTGATGTGTGCTAATTTGGTATCACCTTCAATACCATGCTCAGATACATCTTTAAGCAGTTTTTTAAGTAACCACACTTTCAATTGTAATATCATTCTTGTTCCTTGTTAAGTTTAAATTCTACTGTAATGTATTTCTTTTCAAAACCATACAGCTTAGACCATAGTTTTGCTACTGACTCAGTGACCGCGCTACCTGTTACTCTATCACATCCTTGTGCTTGTGTCCACTGTAAAAATTGTTGCCAACCTTCTTTTGTATTTCTACCACCAATATAAGATATGTACATTGACCTATACTTAGGAAAATTGTACTGCAAAGTTGTAAAAGCACAATGACATTTGTCATCTTTCATCACTAATAGTAATTGTTGTTCACCTTTGCTACACGCGTATCTTAAGTCGTTGAGCTCAAACTCTCCGTTACCTTTCTCTATTGCTAACTTTAAATGTGGCTCTGCAAGATGCCAGTATTTATGTGCTAATTGTGGTGGAACTATAAATAACTCTGATTTCATCCTTACTCCTATATAATTTTTATCCAAGTACAACATAATCAAAAGTAATTGGAGTTGTACCTTCGTAACCAATCACTGCACTACCTTTAGTCTTGCTCTTTACAAACGGTAATCCAAAAGTTGACACAGATCTTGCTGTAAACAATATAACTGATGTAGGTGCTATTCTTTCATCAAGTAAAGTTTGAGATGCTGATAGCATTTCTATTTCACCTGTAGCATTAATTTTACCATTCATAATACCATTAACTACTTCAGATACATTCCTGTTATTCCATATACCATTAAATGGAAGTATGCGATACATGATACCTTTTTTACTAGCCATTATCTACTTCCTTGAGGTGTTACAGCTAAATCAAATCCTACAGCATTTGTCCATTTTACTCCTGTAGGGTGTATTCTTACTCTATGGTATTTACCACCACTTCGTAAGTCAGCTCTGTTTTCAGCAGATGTAACTGAATTGTTACTGAACAATATGTTTTCATTTAATGAGTTTCTTGATGCTATTTGAAATTCAGCACTACCATTTTCAATTATAGGCATAGCCACAGTTGCTACACTAAATCCATCAAACTCCATATCATTAGTAGTCATGTAACAAGTTTCAGGTAGTAAGCTAAATGCAACAACATGTTTATCTTCAGCTCCACAGAATGAGAATTGACCACCAATTAGTAAGCCAGAATCTAAAGATATAGGCATATCATCTAATATAGGATATTCAGCATCAAGTGAATCTAATGAAGCACTTTGTGTCATTAAACCAGCTACAACTTGAGCTAATGATTTACCTGTTGAAAATCTACCAGTTTCATAGTTATATTTTAATAGCACTCTGTCTTCTGATGATGTAGGGAAGTTCCATACAATTAAGTTCTTTAATGGGTCAATAGCTACTGATACGTCTTCAATCTGTGTTTTATCTATTTCTTTAAATAGCCAATCATTAATCTTACCTTCACCAATGTTACTTACTTTTGTACCATCGCAAGCTACCATACCTGATTCAGACAACCAGTAACTGATGCCGTTGTATTGTATAGCTGAAGCTCCTGATATACAACCAGTATTATCAGATATTAGGTCAAATTGAAACACAAATGGTGTACCAATATAACTCGCTCTTTGTACTGCTTTTTCTTGAATAACTAAACCAAATTCACCACCAGTTACAGCTTTAACAGCTCCTCCGCTTGGGAGTATCTGAAAGTCAGCTTGGTTTGTATCGTCACTATCCCATACGTTTTCATTATTTAAATCAGACCATTGAACCTTATTTGATGTTGCATCACAGTAACCTGCAAAGACAAAATCTCGTACAATAGCCATTGTTCTACACACTGGAGCTTGTTCTATATCAGTAAATGTAGCGTCTCCAGCCATGTCATATTTTTGTATTTTAGCTGTGCCATTTGTACCTAACACAATAGAACCAAATTGTTCAAAATGCCAGTTTCTTCTATTTGAAGCGTAGCCTTCAGGCCTTGATATGTCATTAATAGTACCTGCAACAGCTTTTACAATGTTATTACCTCTATATATATTAGAATTAGTTCCTACAATAGCTGTAATTTGCTCATTTTGTCTAGCTGAATATAAACCATTAATACGCTCATTATTAGGCATATCAATAGTTATTCTTGTTGCTCTTGGAAATGGAGCATAACCTGTGGAACTAGGATAAACATTAAAAGCCATCTCTAAATTTGGTGCAGGACTTCCAGTGCTATCTGGCTGGTCTGGTAACCATTCACCTAATAAAATTCTATTTGTTGTCATGTATTATTTTCTCATAATGTAAGCTAAAGCATAGTAAGGAGGTAAGTTTCTATTTGTTGCTGAAGAACCTTTTGATGAAACACTAACAGAGTGAGTGTGGTTGCTTACAGAACTTGTGTTTGTAGTTTCTTTTGAAGTTAAAGCATTGGCGTTATAACCCCCACCTTGAAAATTACCTTTACCACTTGCTGTTGAAACAGAGTGACTATGACCACCAGCAGCTCCTACTGAAGCTGTGTGATTGTGAGAAACTAATACTGCATCTTTATAACCACCTGTTTGGTTAACACCATAAGTACTACCAGCACCAATAACAAATCTATCCGTTAAATTAGGAGTGCCATCAGTTCCATTACATAATGCCCAACCTGTAGGTATTGTAGATGTTAAGCCAGACCATAATATAATCATACCAGGACTAAAAGCATCAGGTATCTCAGCACTTCCCCATTGTGGTGTTTCACCAGGTCCAGCACTCATTAAGAATTGACCAGGTGTTCCAGCTGCGCTATCAAGAGTCATTCCACCTTGTATATCTAAATCACCTTTAATGGTTAACGGTTCTTCATACAAACCTGATTGCCATTGTTTAATTTGTGCCATCATCTCACGCATAGCGTCATTTACGAATGAAGGTGGCATATTATCAGAAATATTAATTCCTTTAATATCTAGGTTGTTATCACTAACAACATCCCATTCACTGACTTTGTTCTTTGCCATTGTTTTACCCTATTTTAATTAATCTTGTTCCATTTAGAACTTTGTAAATATTTCCATTCAGGAGTATTAGGAGCAACCCTTACCCAACCTGAACCATTTATTCCACCTTCTGTTATTAAATAAGCATTGCCTTCAATATCTATTACACCATATCTTATAGCTCCACCTTTAGCTTCAAACGTTGCTTCACCTTCTATAAAGGCATATGAGCCTCTTAATCTTTGACCATTTACTTCTAGTTCGCCAGTAGATAATATATTAGCATCACCAGTTTTTAATTTACCAGCTAAAAACTTTAAGTAAGCATCAGCGTTAAATATAGCTATGCCGTCAATTTGGTTTCCATCTTGTTTTGCTAATGATGATATCGCAGCTTCTGATAGGGATTGAAACCCTAACATTAGCTAATTCTCATAATGTAGTTAACAGCTCTGTATGGAGGTAAGTTTTTACCAGTTCCACTAGCGCCACCAGAATTAACTGTCACAGTGTGAGTATGGTTACCAGCGCTTGCGGCCGAACCTGATAAAGAGTGAGAGTGATTACCTGTTGTGTTTGTGTTTGAAGATGTTGACGAACTGTAAGCATTGGCATTATAACCTCCACCTTGAAATTGACCTTTACCACTTGCTGTTGAAATAGAGTGAGCATGGTTACCTGTTGTGTTAGTGGAACCAGAAAGTGAATGTGTATGAGCACCTGTATTATTTGTAGAGGCTGTATGGCTGTGGGTTACTGCTATTGCATCAGCGCTACCACCAGTAGAATTCAATCCATAAGAACCACTAACACCAATTGGTAACAAACCTCTCATGTCTGGTGTGCCGTTAGTTCCATCACATATTGCCCAATTTGTTGGAGCCGCTGCTCCCATCCAAAGAGTTATTGCGCCAATAGGCACGTTACCTACGGCTGTCCCTACTTCTACATTATTTACATATAAAGACGTTCTAACATCTACTCGACCATCATTAACAGTTAAATCAGGTAAGCTACCATCTTTAGTATTAACTTCTAATTGTAATGGTGTTGTAATTCTTGACTTTACACCTAGCTCAGCAACATTTGCGTCAATCTCTAATGTTTTATTATCTTTACTGATCGTAACATCACCAACGTAGTTTGTAGTTCCAACTGTTGGTTCTGTCCATATTTCCGCTGCGGCAGGGAATGCCTGAATTGCTATCTTTTCACCATCAATAACAGTTCCTTGTGATGCTAAATGTTCTACTATAACTTGAACATAATCTCCAACATCTTGAACATCATTAACTAAATATCTACCAAAGTTTGCACTTTCTACTTGATTTAATACAATAACATCGTCTACTTGAACAGCTGTAAATTGTCTAACATTACCTTGCTCGTCTGTTTTAGATATAAATACATTATTTGTGTCAGCGTAATTATAAGTAAACTCACTTAAGTTTTGCAGATACATATTTCCAGCTTCTGGATCTCTGTTTGGATTAGCTGGATATGTGCAAGTGTATGATGAACTAAAGAATACTCCCTCTTTTAGTCTTTCAATGTCATTTGTGTTTGTTGTAACTTTTGTTGATAATGTGCCAATGTTAGCTGTGTTATTATTAATAACTCCGTCTTGCGCTTCTTGAGAAGCTTCAACTGCATCATCTTGAGCTTGTTGCTGTGTGTCTATTTCAGTCTTTGTATAAATATTAGCAGCAAATAAATCACCATCAATTTCAACGTTACCATCTTGGTCTTTTACAACAGCATAATCACCAGGATAAGTTAGAAATACATCACCAGCTCCTGCAAGGTCTAGTAAGCTACCTGTTGAAGATGCTATAACATTTCTAGCTAAGTTTGTTGCTGATTTTAAACCATAACCAACTTCCCATTTATCTGTTGTTGTAATACAGTAATATGTTACCTTACCATTCTCAACAGCGTCCCAACTTTGAAAATTATCTCGTGTTGCTCCAAAGACAATATCACCAGTTCCTACTGTGGAAAAGCCTGTTTTTACTCTATCTTTTAATTGTATTGCCATTATGCTTTACCTTATGATAATGTTAATGTTAGATTGTCTACTACTATTTGAAATTGGTCACCTACTTGAATATCTTTTGCTTCTTCAAGATTTGTAAAGTATAACAAATTGCCGTCAACTTCTGCGTCTCTAATACCTACATGTGAGATAACTCCCCATGGCGTAGTTGCTGTTGACCATTTCATTTCGTTGGCGTTTGTTGATACTCCATCGACTGGTTCAGTAATTGTAACCTCAAGTCTATTATATGACGCTTGGTCTACTTCAGTTCCTACGTCTTCTTTTGTTGGGTCTGTTGTGTAAAGGGCTACCCAAACCTTTGCTGGTGTTGAGTAATCTATAGCTCTTGTAGTCGCGTTGATTAACGAGTCAGCAAGAAAGTTTGAAAAGTCCATGATTAAGTTCCTATGTTAAGTTGTAATTTGTACTGCTAGTGGTTGAGCTGGAAATTCTGATTGCTCGTCTGATTTAGTTATGCTTGTTAAGCCTCTTGTATATAATTGTTCCCATGTTACTAATCTTGCATCATCCATCAAGAACGGAGCTGATTCTACCAGTGCTGCATATAGTATTAAATCAGGACATACTTCTAAATACTCATTAGAAGGATTAGTATCTGATAGTGGTCTAGGTATTTTGTAATATGTCATATTGACAGTAGAACTACCTGTAGGTCTTGGTGCTAACACAAAGTTATCACTTACCAATGTGTAGTTTATAGGTTGACCATTTCCACTTGAGTTTTCTAACCTATAAAATTGTGATACAGTTTTAAATGTAAGATTAATAACAGGGTTACCATCTAAATGTATATCTTTTAACTCAAGAAAGTCTGATG